GAAGGACTATTACCACCTAAGGATACTAAAGTAACAGTATTGGAAGATGTTGTTACCACTGGAGGGTCATCAATTAAAGCAGTAGAAAAGTTGCGTGATGCTGGATATATAGTTGAGAAGGTTGTTACTCTCGTGGATAGACAAGAAGGTGGGGAAGAAGCAATGAAAGAAAAGGGATTGGAATTAGTAAGTATCTTTAAGCTGCCAGAGTTTGCTGGTAAATTCCTATGAGCGAATTTCAATCGGATGTTTTAAAACAGTATGATGAGGAGGGTAATGAGTTAGATAAACATGGATTTAAGGTTAAGAAGTATCCTGATGGTGTAAATTCTGTGTTTAAATCAGTGATAAATTGTGAGAATATGTGTGGATTGGATAAGAATTTAATGACTAGAATAATTGCTGGAGAGTGGAAAGAATATAGTACATTAGACTCTACTGGTAGACAGTCAAAGAAAATTGTGATAGAGTATGACATAAAGCAAAAGGAGAAAGATGCTTAAGACACACACTGTTGAGAAGAAGAATCCTAAGCATAATCAAGTTTGGGAGTGGGAAGAAACTCCAGAATTGTTAGCAGCAATAGAACAATTGCATAAATCTTCTGAAGCAGTTAAGAGTATTAAAGTTCCTAATTTACATGTGGGAACCAACAATTTTGCCATACCACGCAAACGTGTGGTAAAATAAATAAATCGAGTTTGTAAGGATTATTACCAATGGCATCATATCAAGTTACAGTCATTGACACTGAAGGTACAGAGACTACATTTGAGTGTCCTGATGATGAGTACATTCTAGACAAGGCAGAAGAAGAAGGTGCGGATGCTCCTTACTCTTGTCGTGCTGGTGCTTGTTCAACTTGTGCTGGGAAGATACTTGAGGGTGAGGTAGATCAAGAGGAACAATCATTCCTTGATGATGAACAATTAGATTCAGGATTTGTTCTCACCTGCGTTGCATATCCTAAGTCTGATTGTAAGATACAATTAGGGGCTGAAGAAGACTTATAAATAGTCTGTTAAACTATTATTACAGACTACATTGAAGGATAAGAAAGCAGCAAAAAAGATCATTAAACGTGCAAAAAAACATCCCGATTGGTACACCAAAGAGGATGTTAGATTTGCCAAAATGGTTAGAAGACGTATTAAAGATGAAGAGTTAAAGCATGAGCAAGAGTTACAAGAGTGAAACATTAGGACACTTAGAAGCATGGTTGACAGATGCTATCAATTCAGATACTACATCTAAAGATGTTTATGATACATTAATTAACACAGTTAAAACTGAGATTAAGTACCATAAAGAATGTCAAAAACGAGCAGAGAATCTATTATTACTATTAAAAGGTAATCTTTCTGCACTATATGATACAGAAGCTAACGGTCAATGGTATGGACAAAGGGGTGATGAACCCTTTGAAAAAACATTAGAACGTGAAGGATATGAATACACTCCGTTACATAATCCTGCTGAAGTCTGAAGAAAGTATTAAGAACTTGGGATTTTACATAGATAGTGTTATAATGTCAACACATACTTCTAAAACCAATGATTAATCTAGACGACAGATACCACTCATACCTAAATGGTAAAAAGAAAATGAGGATAGATGGAGTTGAAGAACCAATCAAAGGTTATGGTTGGGAGGATGATGGTAAAGATATTATTGGTTATTATGTGAATACTGAGAATTATCAACTACACTACAGTAAAGATGGTGTATTTTTGAGTATGGAAGCACTTAGAGGACTAACTGTTTCTTAAAAAGGGGGACGGTTAAAGTGTCCCTTTAATACAACTTATAGTATCCCTTGTCAACCATAGCAAAGCTATGTATTTAAAATGAAATTTTTACTTGCCACAATTGTTGCACTTTCTTCATGTACTCCTGCTGTTGCTGGTGAATACCAAGCAGGGTATTCTTCAACTAAAACATGTTATCGATCAGAATACAGAGAAGAGTATATTCCTGGAACTGAAAATAGCCCTGGATATGTAAAAGCATGGAAAGAAACTATTGAATATCCATGTAGTAGAACTAATATAACAAGTACCCCATCAAATACAACTAGAACTCGTGTATATGAAGAGTATGATACTAATGATTGCTCTGATGGTACAGTAGCAGGTGCATTACTTGGTGGTGGACTTGCAGGGTTTGGATCTCGTGGAAAAGACCGTTGGTGGGCAATCCCTTCAGGTATCATTGGTGGTGCGATGTTAGGTTGTGCCGTTGATGGTGGTTGATACAAAGGGGGGACGGTTAAAGTGTCCTTATAGTGTACCGAGGGCAGTAAACGAGCGAACGGACTTTAAAACACCTCCAAACGAACCGAATAACACATCTGCGGATGTGCGGGTGACAGAAAAGGGTAGTCGCATCCTCAGTAAGTCCCAAGGATGGTGAGAACCACCGAGCAAGGCAATGTAGCGAACTGAATGTCGTGGATAAGACCTTGCTCAACCCACACTATTTCTTTTTATTATGGCAACAAGATCACGCATTGGTTTATTACTTCAAACTGGTCATGTATTGTCAGTTTATCATCACTGGGATGGTTATCCTGAGTGGCTGGGTGTTACTTTAAACAAAAAGTTTAACACTTATGAAAAGATAGCAGAACTAATTGATGGTGGTGATGTTTCGTGCATAGATTCTGATTCAGATTGGAATCTAGAAAAGTGTGAACCTCATGTTCAATATTATAATGATCGTGGTGAAAAGACTGAACCTCGTTTAGATCTATCAGTTGAAGATTATCTTGCTAATGGTGAAGAATATGCTTACCTATTTGAGAATGATGAGTGGAGATGTTATGACCTTCATCAGTTTAATGATCGTTCTCCTGAGTTGGTAAATATACCAGACGAGGTAACAGCATGAACAACGAAAATGATTTTGGCGAATTATACCGCCCAAACCGCACAGAAGAAATGATTGACAATTTTATTGAAGAGTGTGAAGTTGAAGCGGCAAAATTGGAAATCACCGTTGATTATTATCTTGCTGAATTTATTTGACATTTATTACCCTATCAGTTAGACTGGTAGGGTAATTTTGTTTGTACAATTACTAATCAGGATTATGACTGAACAAAAACTCTATAAAATCATGGAACAAACTAGTCAAGGTTGGTTCTTACATGATACTGCCGCACAGAATTTAACTAAAGAACAATGTAATCAATGGTTGAGAAGATTGATGGATGATGGGGCTAATCCAAGTGACTTAAAAGCAGTCTTTCAAAATGATACAAGATACGATAATCGTATGCCTCTAACATAATGTCAGAATCCTATATTCCTAAAGTAAATGATTATGTAGTATGGGATAGAGGTGAATATGGTAAAGATGAAGGATGGGTTTATTTCTTTTCCGAGGAGTATATTACTATAGAAACTGCGGTTAAACCTAAACCTAAAGATCAGTATGCTAAGAATGAAAGACATAAAATGATTCATACATTATTATTATGTCATGCTCCACATTGGAAGGAGTTGCAGTATATTAAATCCCGTCCATCACAGTGTCCTAATCATTACTCAGAGTGTGAAAACTAAGGGGGGACTAATAAAGTGTCCCCATAATATAATTACTAATTAACATGAAACCATCTGAAATTCTTAAACAACTTAATGAACTTCGTGAATCTTATCGTAAGCAGGGATTCTCTTATACTGGAGAACAACGAGCACAATATGATAAGCTACTTCAATTAAGACGTGATAGAGTTAAGTATTTTTATGAGAATGACATGGTATGGAAAGGAGGAAGTAAGCAGTTAGTTGATACAAAGAAGTCTAAAGATAAATAACTACAAAGTCATTTTCTGATGAAAACTTTTCAGCAATTTATCACTGAAATTTACGATAAAGACCTCACCCAAGTGACTAGAGCACAGGGTGAGGGTGGTCGTGTTCGTAAATCTAGAAAGAAAAGTGAACCTGAAAAAAGGAGAATGAAAGCAGCAGGTGGTGGTAAAATGGTTCCTGCTAAAGATTATAAAGATCGTAAAGATATTGGTACACAAAAACCAAGATCTCAACGTGAGCAACAACCAGAGAAGGAAAGAGGGAGTGCGGCGTTATCACCTAAAGCAGCACAACGCAAGGCATATTTAGAAAGAAAGGCAAGAGAAAAGGGTGCTAAAACTAAGACTGCATCTGAGTTGTTGAGTAAGAAGAGTGCAAAGAAAGTAAGTTCTGATTATAAACCACGGAAAGCTAGTGGTCTTACTACTAAAGAACGTGCCGCACTTTATAAGAAGGGTGAAAGAACTCTTCGTGATATTACTCTTAAAGCAACAGGTAAGAAGAAAGAGAGTGAATTAAAGCATCCAATTACTCAGAAAGAAGTAACTAGACGAAACAAGAAGAAATAGTTATAATAGAGGGGGACGTGTAAAGTGTCCATGTAGTGTACACAGAAGCGTCTACAAGACGCTTCAAACTTATTTCATGTATTACTTGATAAAATGATTCAATTACGTCCACATCAGGCACGTATTGTTGATAGTATGTCAACCAATCCTAAAGGGCAAGTTATTGTCCCGACTGGAGGTGGTAAGACTTTGTGTATGATTAAGGACGCACAACGTGAATTTAATAGTTGCTCATGGGATGTATTCGTGAAGAATCCTGAGAGAAAAACAACTGTAGTTGTGTCGCCTCGTATTCTATTAGCACAGCAACATAGTGACAGTTTTGAAGAGTTTTTAGGGCTAAATCCTATGCTTCAATGTAAAGTGCTGCATGTACATAGTGGAGATACACATCATTATTCTACAACACATACTGCTGCTATTAAACAATGGGAGAAGGCAAATTACAGATATAATAGATTAATCTTTACCACGTATCATTCACTTCATAGGATACAAGAAAGTGGTATAAATGTAGATACAATATACTTTGATGAGGCACACAATAGTGTTCAAAGACATTTTTATCCTGCTACTGAATTTTATGCAGGTTTGGATAATATTCGCTGCTATTTCTTTACTGCTACTCCTAAGTATAACAAGTCTATCTACAATCCTAGCATGGATGATAAGGAGGTCTACGGAGAAGAATTAGAGAGAATTAGCCCTCGTGAGTTAATAGACAGTGGTTATATTTTACCACCTAAAATGTTAGTGAAAGAATTAGAAATGACTGAGAGTGGTAGAACACCAGTCGCTAAAGAATCCACGCATTTAATAGAAACTATTGATGAATGTGCTGTTGATAAAATATTAATTTGTGCAAGAAGAACAGCACAGATAGTTAATCTTGTAGATGATACAGATTTCTGCTCTGAGTTATCATTAAGGGGATATGATTGGATGTATATTACATCTAAAACTGGTGGTATTATTAATGGTCAGAGTGTAGATAGAGAGACATTTTTTGATACTTTGAGAGAATGGGGTGCAACAGATAATAAAAAGTTTATTGTATTGCATCACAGTATTCTCTCTGAAGGTATTAGTGTGTCAGGATTAGAGGCAGCATTGTTTATGCGTAACATGAATCATATTGCCATTAGTCAAACAATAGGGAGGGTAATTAGGACTGGAGATAGTAACAAGAAGTTTGGTCTAGTTGCTATCCCTGTGTATGATCGAGTAGGAATAAGTACAGCAAAGAAAGTAACATCAATGGTTGAGACTATCTTAGCATAAGGGGGGACGCATAAAGTGACACTATAGTGTAGTTCACAGAGACCTTATGGCAACTCGCAGACGTTCCTCAGCAACCAAATCCGCTAAGGCAGCATCAGCACCAGTCACAAAGTCACCTTCTGTTAGAACCACAGTCACTAAATACACTCAACCAATTGAGATAAAGAAAGTGACTGAGACTCCAACTCCTGTAAGGGTTCGCCCAGAAAAACCTAATCTTTCTTTTGAAGATTATAGGGCAGATGCTCAAGTTAGATGGGAAATTCATCAGTATGAGACACAAGAACTCTGGAAAGATTGCGTTTGGAGTTATCAACAAGTCAAACCAATTGCCCAGAAAGTTGTTACTTACTGCATTGAATCATACAACAGAGCATTTAACGAGACAGAGGGACAGAAGGCAAACTGACCACCTTACCCCCTTCAT